CCAGCTCAACAGACTGCATACCGTCCTGGTGCGGTCCGATCGTCAGGCACTCCGGGCAGCAAATCGCAATGATGCCGATCTCGATCTCGTCAACCTCGATGTCATCGTGGCCGCAGAACGGGCAGGGATTGATCGTCTTGCGCTCCTCTGCGCGGTTAGCTAGATAATCCTCGCGCTCGGTATATTCGCGGTCAAGCTGGTTAAATGCGTTGCTGCTCATTTTTCAACCCTTTCAAATTGGTATTCAATTAAACGAAATTTTTGTTGGGGCATATCCCTTTTATAAAGTTTTAGTTCGATTCTGCCTCGCGCACGACTGAAAGAGCCGACATGTATTGACGTCCATTTTCCATTGCGTTCAATTTCAATCATCCAAATATAATGCCTTCCAAAATCAAATGCGTTGCTGCTCATTTTTCTTCTCCGTCTTGAGTTTTATGAAAATAGCTGCACTTATCCGTTTTGCAAAAATAGTAAACGCCAATGCCGCCACCGGCTAGGCCGTAACCCATATCCAGCGTGTCGTTGCCGCACAGCGGGCAGTTGTCGTTGTCCTGCTCCTCCGGTAAATCTGTTTTCATTTTTCGATCCTCCCGTATTGAACCAGTCGATATTTGTTCCGAGATCCATTCTGGCGCCAGATCTTCAATGCTGTGCGGCCACCTTCCCGGCTGAATTTAGGATTGACTACGGGATACCAGCATCCATCGTGGAAAACTTCAACAACCCATAATGTTTTTGCCATTTTATTCATCCGTCGCATCATGAGTAAATTCATCTGCCGAGACCCTGCCGCTGGGGTCTAAGCTCACGACAATTTTTTTGGCGTAACTTTTGATAATCACAATGTCAGGAATGCCAGCTTTGTCAGAGCAATAGATCCGCAAGGCGTCTTGCAATTCTTTGGTTGATATGACTGCCGTTTGAATTCTCATTTCGTCACCTTTTTAACGCGTTTAGCTGTGGCGGCTTTCTCCCAGGGTAAATCGTCAATCATGTCTGCAAACGGATCAACTGCCGGGGCTTTTATGGCACAGTCGAATTCTGTCTTGATGCTGGTCAGCCCGGCGTCCCCAAGCATGGTTTTGTCGGCCAGGTTGGTAATGTCCTGACTGCTGTAAACCGGTTGCTGGAACTCGGCGCCGGTCAGCTTGTGTTTATAGGTAAGCAGGTTGTTAGCGCTGGCGTCCATCAGCTCCGCGAACCGCCCCAGCAAAGTAGGAATATGCCGGTGCTCTCCGCAGCCGGCGCGCTGGGCGGCTACGTCCATGTCCGGTTTGCCTTGCGCGCATGACCAGCGGCCGTCCCCATCCATCTCCGGGGTCGAATGCGCGCATGTCCGGCAGCTCACGGCTGGCGCTTCTGTTTCGTAACACTGATCTTTGAACCGGCAAAATTTGCAGGTAAAACCAGCTGCGCTGTCAGCAATCGTGACCGCAGGCTCAGGGCTTGTAATGATGCGCTCGGCACGCTGGAGAGCCCGGTTGAATGCGTCCTGGTCGAATTCGATGCGCTCGGCGTGGATCTCGTCGGTGTCCTTGTTGACCATCAGATACATGGCACGCGTTAGGCCAGCCCAGCCCATGTATACTTGCATTTGCACGTAATGCTGCGGTTTGGACTCCTTTACGCCTTTTTTTACCATCGTCGCAAACGACTTAGCATTTGCGGTCTTAAATTCCAACAAATGCGGCGTCTTTGGCGCTTCAGGCAAGCCCAGCCCAACGCCGTCGAGACTACCGGCGAAATGCCCGCCAGCGGCCTTGTAGCGCCACTGGTTGCCGTCCTGATCCTTATCCCACACCTCGACACCGATGTTTCTCAAGTCGGCAATCAGGCGCGGTTCCTGGTGGTTGCCGCTGTCAAACAGGCGCAGCATCCGGCCATCGAAGTCGGCCGGCTTTGCCCATCTGAAACTAAGCCACAGGTGCCTGTCGCATTCGTGGCCGATCTCGCTGGCGCCGAGGTGCGGCCGGCCATGCCGATCGGCGGTCTTTTCGTAGTGCTCAAATATTGCTTTTCTGGTGCTGTTTTGCGGTTCTGGCAGTTCCATACATCCTCCGAGATGACGCCGGGGCGTTGCCGCCCCAGCGGGTTAGTTTACTTACGAGCTGCCCACGGTGCCGCTGCCGGAACCTTGCCAGCAGCAAAGCCTGCCGGTGCGGCGGGTTTGGCTTTCGGCGCCGGTTTGCTTGCCGCAGGCGATCCGTCTGCCTGTGCGTAACCCTTGATGCGGTTGGTTTGCTGGCCTGACATCGGATTGAGCTCCTGAATGACATCAACAATCAACGGCCGGTCGTGCAGCTCCTCGCTGTCTGCTGGCGTGATGATGCCGACGCAGTGACAGATTGCGCTTAACTCGCGCTCGGCGATGCCGACTGCCGTCTGGTTAGGGTTGACCAGGTTTAGGCGCGACCAGAGTTTGCGCCCGTTGTGCTGCCCGCCGATTACGTCAAACGTGAGCTGCAGGTATTGGCCGGTCCCGGCTTTGGTGTCCTTCATCTCCGATTCCGAGATGATCACCTCGTAACGCCCCGGCGGCAGGGCGTCAAACGACTGTTGCGGTTCTACTTCTGCGGCATTGAAATTGAGTGCGGCCATGTTATTTTCCTTTAGGTTGGGTTGTTTTTACTGCTGGTGCTTCGGTGGTCATCATTGCGTCTGCCAGAGTTGACCATTCCAACGGCAGTGATTCGGGCAAGCTGTAGCGGTTTTTTGCAAGGTAGGCCGGCTTCTCGCTGGTGTAGAGCAGGCGCTCTCCAGTGCTGATGCCGCGGCTGACTTTGTTGTTGAAGCCTACATCGCTGGATTTGACGATGGTTTTGTAATTGGCAAATCCTACAATGTCACACCATTCTTGAACAAGCGCACTGCTACGCGCCTGTAATTTGGGTTGATACCTTTCGTAAGGCTCCACTTCAGGGCTGTCGAAACGCTTGATCTCGCAGTGCGCCAGCAGAATGCTGGCCATGCCTTTAGCGCGCAAGGCGGTGAGATCCTCGAGCACCTTGCGCCAAAGGTCGGCGGCGATCACGCTGCCTTTGCCGTATGCAAGGTCTTTTGCCTCGTATTGCGAATTGATTTTCTCCCATATCAAGTTGTCCAGCCAATCCAAGCTGTCGATCACGACCGTCTGGAAGTTGTGCTCGCCTTGCAAAGCTCTTAAGGATTCCTGAACATCTGAAAATTTGGTTGCCAACGGGAAGTGATCCGCTTCCAAGCGGCCAAGCCCGTCCTCTGTCAGGATGAAGATGGGGTTGGGGGCGCTGGCGCCGAACGTGGTTTTGCCCAACCCATGCGGGCCGTAGACCATGATGCGCGGCGGTTGCAACGTGGTATTGCGACTAATTGCCTGTAAATTTATAGCCATAAATCCTCCGTTAAATACTGAACAACAGAACAAGAAAAATCCAAAATGCCGCGAGTGTTGCGATGGCGCACGCGGCGGCGCCTGTGATTTCTATGAAATTCATTCTTCGCTCGCGTCTGCAATTTCTTGTGCCAGTTCTTCTACGATGTCGGTGTCGATATAGTGCTTTTTGAGCATTTCCTGCACCTGATCGTAAAGGCGGCTGATGCGTGTTTGCACTGTCTCTTTGTCGCTGCTCAATACCGCGACCACCAGCTCGAATGCAAAACTGGTATCCAAGTGCTCGGCAACGAACTCGTAAAGGTCTACCTGCGCCCGGCCGCTGCGCGGGTAGCGGCCGTAGTCCGTTACCTCTTCGACTATGTCGGTAAGCGCATCAGCGCGGTCACGCTCTGTAACTTCTGCGCGCTTTCTGCTCAGCGGGTAGCAGCGGGGGCAGTCCTCGGATCCGCAGTTGCAGCGTTCTGGTGTTGGCATGTTGTTTCCTTTCGGTCGGTTGGTTGGGTGCGCCCCCGAAGGGGCGCGGAGTTTTTACAGTGAGAAGCCAGCGGTGCGAAGAATCTCGCGGCGTAGCCAAACGCTCTTAGCATCAGCGGCATTACGCAACGCTCGCACTTGCGCCATGTCTTGTTCGTATTTTTCTGATTGGCCGAGCATGATCCATGCTGTCAATGCTGACTTTGCAAACGCTTCGATTTGGTCAGCGATGGTGGTCAATTCTGATTTTTTTACTGAGTAGAGTTTCATTTTGTTTCCTTTCGGTTGGTGGGTCGGTTGGTATGGGGTTGCGCTTGGGTATGGATCACACTATAATTGCCTCAACTTGGGTTGTCAACAGATTACTACAACTATTTTATAAAGGGTAAAAATAACATGCTAACTATTGATGCGGTGCAATATTTTGACGGGCGCCGGGCCTTGGCAGAACGACTAGGGATTACCACGCAGGCCGTGGCTAAGTGGGGTGAGGCGGTTCCTGAGGGTTCTGCTTACAAATTGCAGGCGCTTACTAATGGTCGGTTAAGGGTTGATCCGTCGGTTTATCTTGGGCGGCGCCGCAAGAAGGCGTGGAAATGACATGGATAACGGATTTAATGTTTACGAACTTGCTAATCAATTATCTTTGATTGTTCAAGATAAAAATGTAAGTTTTTCAGCCGGTCAAGTGGCATTTTGTGCAGCTTTTGCATTTGCTGCATTTGGGCAAGGTTTTACAAAAGAACAAACAAAAAAAGTATCTGCCGATCTTATAGATATTGTATGGAAAGATTTTAAAAATAAAACATTGAACTCATGAATCCGCATTTTGACAGCGAGGCCGAGCTACAACAGGCGCTTACAGCATGGTTTACAAAGCTGGAATTGCCGTTTCGCAGGCATCCGACGATCGACGGAGGCAGCGTGCCGGATTTCGGTTTGCTGTTCGACGATACGCCCTGGGGTTTGATCGAAGTCAAAAAGGATTTGGACTATTCTACTTTCAGCGTAAAAGACGCTGCTGACTGTTTTGAACAATGCTTGAAATATAGAATTACAACTGGTTTGCCTGTTTTTCTAGGACCGTTTTTTATGCGGCGTTTAAATTTTTCGCATTTTTTTTTGGGTGGTCCGACATCGAGCGCGGTTGCGGCATTTTCAGCAATTGCAGGTCGGCTTGATGTTGGTTTGTTTTTTGTGCAGCAGGATATTGATGGCGATTCGTCGTCCTGGTCCGGTTTGGCTATGACGATGCGCCAGCAGCGGGTTGGCCAGTGGAATAAATGGCGCAGAGATGGTGATGTTTGGCCGCAAGAAAAAATAAAGATGGTTGGACTGAACAATGCCGCATCTAAAAAAGTGAGGGGATAATGATGACTGACACAGCGGCGGCGCCATCTGCCGAGATTATTTTGCAAGGGTTGGCAATCGTCAGGCAAGCAGGTAATTTGCTGCTGGTGGCTATTTGTCCGAGAAAGGCCGAGCCAATCCGCGGTCGCGGTTTTACGATGCCTGAAGAATCCCAAGCGGCAGCAGATTGGGCGCTTGATTTGAATATTCGATTACGCATGAACCTGTATTTCACCGTCAATGTCACGCCAGAACGCCACAAGAAAGCCGCAAAAACAGATATGACACAGGCTGTCAGCTTTTGGTCAGACTGCGATCCACAAGTGTTTAAGCATGGCGGTTACGACAAGGCGCGGGATTACCTGCTATCCAACACGGTGCCGGCATTGCAGGGTAAGGCCACTTTTGCAATTGACAGCGGCAACGGCATTTCCCCATTTTTTGAATTGAGAGCTCCGTTACAGATTAGCGAAGATTTTGCCAGTTATGAGGCTCTAAATGATCAAGTAGGCAAAGCCTGGTCTGGCGCCACAACACACAACTGCGATCGCGTGATGCGGTTACCAGGCACATGGAATTACCCGAACGACGCCAAAATAGGAAAAGGGTATCCCAGTGAACCGCGGCTGGCGCGGTTGCTGTTCTTTGGAGGGCCCACCTATACGATGGATGGCATCCGCGAGATGGTGCGCCGGCGGGATCTGGATAATCGGTTTTGGAACTTCCTCACCAGCTCGCCCGCGGTTGCCGCCCGGTATGCCGGTTCTGCTGAAGGGTTGGCCGATAAATCCGGCAGCGCGATGGATTTCAGCATGGTGTCAATGTTGAAACTTGGCGGGTTTGAAAAGGACGAAGCCCGCGAGCTGCTGGAGAGCTGGCAACACGGCAGCACAACAGAACAACGAAAGGGCGATCGCTACTGGGATCGGTGCTGGGAAAGAACAACGCCGGATAGCAGTTTTAGTAAGTCAAACACCAGCTCCGCACCGCAGGCATCCGCACCAGTTTCCAAGCTCATAGCCGAAACCGGCGAGGCGTTCGTGGCCGGCTTTAGACCGCCTGAATACACCATCGAAGGCGTCCTGCTCCGCGGCTACCTCTACGGCATCACCGGCAAGAGCAACTCCGGCAAGACCGCTATTGCTGTCAGCTTGGCCGCCTGCGTGGGCGCTGGCCGGCCGTTCGGCAGGCATCAGTCTGTTGTCGGCAGGGTGCTATATCTGGCCGGCGAGAATCCTGAGGACATTCGGCTAAGAATTAAAGCCTACTGCGTGTCCATGTTTCTGCCAAAGGCATTTAATAACGTCACCTTTGTCAGCCGGTCTTTTAGCATTTCCCAGCATTTTGCAGAATTAATGGAATTGTCGGAGTCGGTCGGCGGGTTTGATCTGGTGCTGGTGGACGGCAAAACATCGTTTTTTACCGGCGATGAGGAAAACGACAACACGCAGGCATATGCACAGGCGCTTGAGCTGCGCTCATTAACGCGGTTGGTAGGTCTGCCCTCCGTGGCGGTGCTGTGCCACCCAAACCGCGCTGCAGAGGGCGCAGAGGGTCTGTTACCGCGTGGCGGTTCGGCATTCCTGAACGAGCTGGATGGCAACCTGACAGCCTGGAACTCCGGCGGCGTGGTCAGCCTATCGCAGAACAAGATCCGAGGCGCCGACTTTGAACCAGTCAAAATCAAGCTGGATGTATTCGTTTTTCCAGACATAAAGACCAATTTCGGCACGCCTATTACCTCCGTTATTGCCAAACCGCTAGACATGAATGAATCCGAATTGCTCGAAGAACAGGCCGAATCGGAAGAAAACCGCCTGCTGACGCTGGTCAATTCCAGCCCAAAATCAACGCTCCGGGAATGGGCTACGCTGCTCGGCTGGAACGATCGCAACGGTCAGCCGATGGTGTCAAAGGTCAGCCGGACTTTGAGCCAGTTGAAGGCCGATAAAATGGTCAGAAAGGTGCGGAAGAATTGGAAAATAACGACCGCTGGAAAGGCCGAAATTGGTGTCTAAAAAGTGTGCCAAAAAGTGTATTTCTTGTTCCAGGTTTGTTCCACGTTATAAAGTGATCTGAAAAATGGAACAGAACAGGGTGTTTTGTTCCAGAATGGAAATGCAGTAAAAGTTAATAGGTTCAAATGTTTAGTGCTGTTTTGTTCCAGAAAAAAGTGCGGAACAAACCATATGGGTTTAGAACAAAAAAGGATGGATTTGTTCCATCCTTTGTTTCCTATAGGTGGAACAAGAAGTGGAACAAGAGTGTTTTTTATTGGTTAAAAAATAGGCAAATCACATGACACCGACGCAGCGTAGTTTAAAAGCTCTTCGCGATCTCGGTTACCTGGTCGAGGTTGTCGAGAAATGGAATTCGTTTACCCGGACTCGTAAAGACTTGTGGGGCTGGGCTGACCTGCTGGCAATCAAGCGCGGCGAGGTGCTGGCGGTCCAGGTCACCAGCGAGGGCGTTGCAAACAGGGTTGCAAAGGTTACTGCATCCGAAACGCTCGGCCGGGTGCGCGAGGCCGGGATTCGGGTCGAGGTGCATGGCTGGAGGAAAAACGCAAAAGGCAGGTATATCCAGCGTATTGTCGATTTATCCTGATTTTTGCGCTTGCGCGCAGAATTATTGAGGGATAAGATGTTAGTGCGTATATCTCCTCCGAGTGCGCAAACCCCGCTTGACCGCGATCTGAGCGATGCGGGCGCTCTCCACACGATCGCGGTTGTCTCGAGGTGCTATGGCTGACTATCAAAAGAATGCGGCACTTTTCGTTAGTGTTCTGCTCCACTCGGGCACGAACGCGCATTTCATGCACCTGCAAAGCAAAAGTTATAGTCAGCACAAGGCGCTAGGGCGGTATTACGAGGATGTGGTTGACTTGGCCGACCGGTATGCCGAAGCGTTTCAGGGCTGCTACGATGTGATCGACACTTACCCGGCCGACTTTCACATTGCAAAAGTGCCGCTGACTTACATTCAAAAGATTAAAGATTTTGTTGACGGGATTCGTAAAGTCTTGCCCGATGACTCGCAACTCCAAAACATCATTGACGAAGTGTGCGAGTTGATTGACACAACCATTTATCGGTTGCGGGAATTGAAGTAATGCCTAGCACCTCACCAGCTCAAGCCCGCATGATGGCGGCAGCCGCGCACGATCCGAAGTTTGCCAAGCGGGTCGGCGTGCCGGTCAGCGTGGCGCGAGACTTTAACCAGGCTGATAAGGGTAAGCGACTGGCTGTTGCAATGCAGCAGATGGAGCGTAAGTAAGCGACCACTTACAAATGTAAGTGAGCGTCCACTTCAGACTTAAATAGATGGCAAAAGGAATTAAAACAGGCGGGCGCAAGGCCGGGGTCGGCAACAAGACCACGGTCGATGTGCGCAATGCTATTGCGTTGATTGCTCAAGATAACGCGGGCAACTTTGCCCGGTGGCTTGGTCAGGTGGCTCTTGAGGATCCCGGCAAGGCCGCCGACCTTTATCTGAAAGCCATCGAATACCATATCCCAAAGTTGGCGCGGTCTGAGCAAACCGGTCCCGATGGCGGGCCACAAGAACACACCTTCCGGTGGCTTGAGTGATGCTCCACGTTATTCCCTACAAGCCGCGGGCAGCCTTCCTGCCGTTCCATCAGCGCACTAAGCGATGGGCTTGTTTAGTTGCCCATAGGCGCGCAGGTAAAACTATTGCAGCAATAAATGACCTGATTCGGGCAGCGGTCACAAGTAAAAGCCCAATGCCTCTTTACGGGTACATTTCGCCATATAGGTCGCAAGCAAAAAGTATTGCCTGGGACTACTTAAAGCATTTCAGCGCATCTTGTGCAGCCAGCACTAACGAGGCCGAGTTAACAGTTGAAATGATCAACGGCAGCAAGGTTAGGTTGTTTGGCGCCGACAACGCTGATGCGATCAGGGGTTTAGGCTTTGACGGACTGTTTTTAGATGAATTCGGAGACTTCCGGGCTTCGGTTTTTGGGAATGTTTTGAGACCAACATTGAGCAGTACGCAGGGCTGGTGCGTGTTTGCTGGTACACCTAAAGGAAAAAATCAATTCCACGATATAAAGCAGACCGCGGCTAGGTTGCAGGATGACTGGTTCCTGCTGCAACTGCCGGCCAGCAAGTCAGGGCTGCTGCCGGCGACCGAGCTGGATGCCGCCCGGTCGCAACTGAGCAAGGACCAGTTCGATCAGGAGTATGAGTGCTCATTTGAGGCCGCTATCCTTGGCGCGTTCTACGGCACCGAAATGCGCGAGGCGACAGAAGCGGGCAGGATTTGCCGGGTCGACTATCAGCCCGAAGTAAACGTGCACACGGCGTGGGATCTCGGCAAGCGGGACGATACCGCGATTTGGTGGTATCAGGTCATCAGAAACGAAATCCACGTAATTGACTATTTTGCGGTGTCCGGCGCCGAAATTTCAGATCTGGCCGCTGTGGTCACAGGCAAGCCTTA